ACTGGAACGATTGAGCACGGCTCTGCCATTTTTGCTTCATCTATTCTTAGGTTGCCAGTCTTTTCTGTGCCGTCTGGATTTATGTTTGGATAGTATAGTTCTCCGCCAGTAAAGTCTCCAATGTATGCAATCATTCCATACTCTAGTTCACAACAAGTTGACCATTGATCAATTTCCAATAATAGGTGACAGTTTCCTTTTCCAGGGCTATCGGTATGTACAAACATTCCTTCGTCTCCAGGACCAGTGACCATAAGGTTTCTTACTGGGTGAATAACAATTTCAGGGTGTATTAATTCAGACATAAACTTCCAAAGAGGGAAGGTCTCTTTAAATGGAGGGCTCATCTTGTCTGCATACCAGTCTCTAACGCTCCACAAATTTGGGTTAGAGTGTCTTTCAAATTCTTGTCCTCTAGCGTATACCGCATCGTAGATATCTTTTGGAATTACATTTTCAAATTTGTATATTCTTGGAGCTAACTTTATACAGCGTGGATCGTCATAAAACATTATTTCTTCTTTCTCTTAAATAAAAATTTTTTTAAAAAGTTTTCAATTTTTGCTTCTAACTTACCAGCATGACTATCTTCTTGATAATGACGGGATCGAAAGTACGGGCTTTGCATAACTTTGGAAAAGTGATCTCTTGTCATGATTAACCTCCTTAAAAGCTGTTAATTAATTATACCACTGAAAGCATTAGAAACCCCTAATCAGAGGCGGATCCGATTAGGGGTTTAAGGACTTTCGCCCTATACAGGGAGTACGAATACTCAACCTGAATACTAAGTGTATATTTAATGCCTTACAAAGTCAAGCATTATTTCCAAACCAGACCTTGTCCAGTAGGTAGCTCTAATATTTTATCTTTACCAAAAAAATCATCCATTGCTTTTCTTGCACCAATAGTTTTATATGAACCATAATCGTCACAAATAATAACGCCACCAGGAACAATTTTTGGCCAGAAATAGTTTATTGAGTCTTTTGTAGGTTCGTATAAATCAACATCAATATGAACATAAGAATAGTTTAGGGGCTCTATTTTTTCAAAAACATCAGGTATCCATCCAGCATATAGCTCTGGGCTTCTGCATCCTTCTAGGATAAGTTTGGCTCTGTCGATTGGAATTTCTAGTTTAACTGTTTTAAAGTAATCAGTATCAAATTCTCCAGGCTCTGAAACTCCTTCAAAAGAATCTATTCCTATAAATCTTTTATCACACAAGTCTTGAACAAAATACATTGACATTCCTGCATATACACCGCACTCCGCAAAATTTGCATGAAGCTTTGCCTGTTGAATTGCTATTTGTCTTAGAACATACAGCCTTCCATAAAAAGGGCTATTTATATCATTAGACATATTAGCCTTTTTGTTTAATGCATCGTGAATAGATGTAAATACGGGGTCGTCAACCCATCTTGCTACAGATGATTCCAATTACTCTTCTGTTCCTATTAATTGCCAGCTGGGATAATGTGTAACCATTCCTCTAATTGCTAAGCACTCTTCTTCAGAATTTGCAGTAACGATAAGCTTTGCATTTATGCCATTAGGAAATTCTTCTGACCTGTCTAGGCCGTTAGCATTTTCCCTAAATGTTTGTAATACAACTTCTGTAATTGGCTCAAATATATATTTAGTCATTTATAATACCCTTTTCTAAAAGAACGTCATATAGAGCAATTGCAATAACCTTAAAAGATTCATTGCCCTGTTCCATATATACCTTCTGATCTTCTTCCGATGTACCAGCTCTAGAATATAGATCCTTCATCGTATCGATTATCGAATTCAACATTATGTCTAATGTATCTTGTCTACTCATTTGTTTCTCCTGGATTATAAGAAGGCGACGGCCCAAGTAAGTAACCCGCCTGATGATATTCTACCATTTTAGCAGTATCTTCGCTACCAGCTAATTTATTAGATATCAAAGTCAATATGTCATATATTCTATGAAGCATGATATACGAGACCATAGGGAGATTGTCCTCTAGGTTGCTTGTATTTTCGTTATTCTGGTCTTCCTGCATCTAGCCAAAAAATCTCTCTACCCATTGCGTCTGTCACCTGAATTGGAGCAGACTCAGTTTCTAATTTACAAATACATTCTTCTTTACACATTTTTATCCACCTGAGCAACTATATTCTGATAAGTTGCTAGCCCTAATGCTTTTTTATACTTACAAGATAGGCAATATAAGTATACCTCATCTAAAATAGTCTGATTACAAAAAAGAATGGATTGGTCTACTGGGCATAAAAGCTTTTCAACCAATCCTTCTTCTGACATGGAAATGTAGGTTGATACGTATTGTATCCTCATCCCATCTCCTTTACTTTGTCGGAAATTTTAATAAAAATTCCTTAGCTCTTGGGGTCATCCCCTTCCAAGCTGACCAATCAATACCGCCATTGGTCATATAGTACGTTATCTCTGCGTTTGTTACTGGGTCGAATAACTCCTTGTTACTCTGTAGATCAAATTTCTCAAGTCTTGCTGGACCTAAGTCTCCAATCATATTTATTTGAAATAATCCGTAAGAACTATCTCCTGTATTCCTATTCCCGTTATATGCAAGCGGTCTTCCATTAGATTCACGCTTTGCTATGGACCAAGCTTGTTTAAGGCCTACTCCTTCGAATCCTACAGTCTCAAGTAATAGTTTTAACTCTTCGTCTGTAAGCATCTCAGATGGTTTGTAAATTTCTTTACTAAAGCTATCTAAGACTTCTTGCTTTAATTGGGCTTCAGTTTTCACTAAAGGTTCTACTACAGTTAAAGCGTTTGCCGAGTTACCAAACAAAAATAACATTGTTACTGCTATTATTGTCCAGTCACGAACCAAATCGCTAAACTGTTGCTTTATATTCTCCATTGGCATTTCCTCCTATAGAGATAACGAACTACAATCATAACATTAATATATAGACAATGTCAACCTAGTTAACTAAAATAGTTAAACATATTTGAGGCACTAGACCGCTAAATAAAAGTTTGATACACTAGGACTTCATCTAAAAATTATACCGCAAGGCGGAGAAAAGGTCGTATAAAAAAATGTCACAAACTATTGCAAATCCTTATGAGAACTTTATTGCTTTATCCAGATATGCAAAATGGGTAGAAGCGGAAGGTCGTAGAGAAACATGGGGAGAAACAGTAGATAGATATTTTTCTTTTATGACCAACCATTTAAAAGAAAACCATAATTATATTCCAAATGAGAAGCTTGTTGCGGAATTAAAAGAGTTTGTATTTAAAAGAAATGTAATGCCATCTATGAGATCAGTCATGACTTCTGGAGCCGCATTAGAAAGAGACAACGTTGCTGGATACAACTGTGCATTTTTACCAGTTGATTCTCCAAGATCGTTTGACGAAACAATGTATGTTCTTATGTGTGGAACAGGTGTTGGATTCTCAGTAGAATACAAGTACATTAATAAGCTTCCTGCCGTTCCAGAAAAACTAGAAAAATCAGATACTGTTATTGTGGTAGAAGATTCAAAACAGGGCTGGGCAAAAGCATACAGAGAACTTTTAGCACTGCTTTGGACTGGACATATTCCAGCAATTGATGTTTCAAAGGTCCGTCCAGCAGGAGCAAGACTTAAAACTATGGGCGGAAGATCATCTGGCCCACAGCCATTGGTAAACCTTTTTGACTTTACGATTGCAAAGTTTAAGAATGCAACAGGAAGAAATTTAAAGCCAATTGAATGTCATGACATTATGTGTAAGATTGGTGAAGTTGTTGTTGTAGGTGGAGTTCGTCGCTCTGCAATGATTTCTCTTTCTAATATTAACGATATTGAGATGGCTCAAGCAAAGTCAGGAAATTGGTGGGAGCAAAGCCCACAACGTGCATTATCAAACAACTCTGTTGCATATTCACGCAAGCCAGAGATGGAGCAATTTATTGCAGAATGGAAATCTCTTTATGACTCAAAGTCGGGAGAACGAGGTATATACAACGTGGCCGCAGCTCAAGCCCAAGCAGCCAAATTTGGAAGAAGAGATCCAGATATACACTACGGAACTAACCCATGCTCAGAAATTATTTTACGTCCTTACCAGTTTTGTAACCTTTCAGAAGTCGTATTACGTGAAAATGATACAAAGAAAGATATTCAGCGCAAAGTTGAGCTTGCAACAATTCTTGGAACGTGGCAATCAACACTGACAGACTTTAAGTATCTTCGCAAGATTTGGAAAGACAATACTGAAGAAGAAAGACTTCTTGGAGTTTCTCTTACTGGACAGTTCGGTCATAAGTTCATGTCTGGCAAAGAAGATTTAATTGCTCTTGAAGCATTTCTTATGACTTTACGTGAGAAGGCAAGAGAAGTAAATAGAGAAGAGTCTGGCAAGATTGGAATTCCTGAATCTGCAGCAATTACTTGCGTTAAGCCTTCAGGAACAGTGTCTCAATTGGTCGGTGTATCTTCAGGAATGCATCCATGGCATTCACCACATTATATTCGCACAGTTCGTGGTTCAAAGGGAGATCCCATTTCTACATTTTTGAAGGAAGTTGGAATCCCTGTAGAAGATGACGTAATGAAGCCAAACGATACATACGTGTTTTCGTTTCCAGTAAAAGCACCAGAAGGTGCAATTGTTAGAAATGATTTAACTGCAATTGATCACTTAAACATTTGGCTTGTTTATCAGCGAGCTTGGTGTGAGCATAAGCCTTCTATTACTGTTTCCGTAAAAGAAGATGAATGGATGGAAGTTGGAGCCTGGGTTTATAAAAACTTTGACGAAGTTTCTGGAATCTCTTTCCTTCCTCATTCAGAGCACACTTACAAGCAAGCTCCATACCAAGAAGTTGAAAAAGCAGAATACGATGCTCTTGTTGCAAAAATGCCAACTAGCATTAGATGGGAAGACCTATCATTTTATGAGACAGAAGATGGCACATCTACAAATGCCACGCTTGCTTGCAGTTCAGACGGAAACTGTGAACTTGTGGATATCTCGGCATAGTGGTAGAATTATAGTATTGGGTAAAACCAAAATTCATGGGCATCCCGCCCACGAGGAGATGATAAAATGGCTAAATTTGCAAAAGCAGATTTAAACAAAGATGGAAAGGTAACAATGCAAGAACAGATTCTAGCAGCGTTAGCAAGCTACGGAAGAGCATTTCTTTCAGCAGCGCTAGCCTTATACATGACAGGAAATACAAATCCCAAAGATTTATTACTTGGCGGAATCGCAGCCGTTGCGCCAGTGCTATTAAAGGCACTTAACCCAAATGACAAGAATTTCGGGTTTGTTAACAAAGCCTAAAAAATAGTCAATTAAGAATACTCCTGTGCTAAAATTAGTACAGGAGTATTCCTATTTAGGAGACTATGGCAAATGGCAGGACAAAAGAACTTTGAAGTAGATCAAAATGCTACATTTAGCTTTGTACTAGAATACAAAGATGATAATGGAAATGCAATTGATCTAACAGGCGCATCTGCAAAGATGCAAGTTCGTGATACAAAAGGTGGAGCAAAACTAGCTGTTACCTTAACATCACCTTCTGGTGGAATAGTAATTGACCAATTAAACGGAAAGTTAACTATCAAAATGACACCTACACAAACAAACAAACTCTTTTATCCTAAATCATCTTATGATTTAA